GAGGGTGCACGGTACAGTGAACTGGTTCAGGAAAGCTGGCTCAAGAGTGAGAACCTCCTCCAGGAGCGGGGGGTGGAGTATCGACTCCATCCCAAGTCCAGAGTGGTGCCCGGGAGATAGCAGTGGCAAGTGTAAATGATCTGATAGGTGAAATCTCCGAGCGCGTAGGGGACGTGGAGCTGGAACGGGTAACCAAGGAACAGTGCCTCGTTCTCATCAACGTTGCGGCTCGTGACCTCATCAACGCCGGCATCGTCATCGGACTTACAGATAGCGAGACCCTCTCGGCGACGGCCGGCTCAGACTCCGTAGTGCCGGCAGACTTCGCCTACATCCATAACATCTGGGGAGGCACCAGTTTCCTTACGTGGATACCCTGGTCACACTGGAGCCTACGGGTTGTCTCCTCGGCGCCCAACATCCATTGGGACGATCAGCTCCTGGTGACGACAGGTACTGTCCGGGTACAGGGCAGCCGGCGCCCCAATGATAGCTACGCGATTGGGTCGGGGAGTATCGATATTGGTATGGAGGCTTTCATCCGAGAACGTGCTGCATCCGCCGCCGCCCGCCAACTGGCGCAGCAGGCCGAAGGAGCGACTGCGCAGAACCTTGAAGCCATTGCCGCCGCCACAGGAGGGGAGAGCAACACCCTACTCCAACTCCTGGCGGCGCAACCACACTTCCGCCCGGCCCTTTACGCACGCCCAGTGCCGCTGAGGTAACTATGCCCACAGTAGACCTACACAGAACTGAAATAGCGTACAACGTCGGAGACCCTTTTATGGAGAGGGTCAATCGAGATTTGCTATTGACTTTCATTAACAGGGCGGCTACCGACTTGGTGAATTCGGGTTGGCTGTTGCCCCAAGAACACTCTGAAGGAACGGAGTTACTTGACAACGAGTACGAGTACGATGTGCCCGCCCGCTTTGCCTACATCAAGGAGATTCGCCTTGGGGATAAGAGTGTAGGGAATGCCGACACGGTGGACACGGGGACTGAGTTGGGTGCCGCCATCGCGGACACTACTACCACCTCAGTCACGGTTGATGACGGCACCATCTTCGCGGTCAATGACCTCATCCAGGTGGACGACGAAATCATGCTGGTGACGGCCATCTCCTCCAACACCCTTACGGTGACGAGGGGGTACTTCAGCACCACAGCCGCAACTCACAGCGACGGGGCGTCCATCCTACGCCCTCTTTCGGACATCGTTTACGATTACATCGTACCCCGGGCCTACTGGCGCCTGAAGCTCCAGACGGGCGGAGCCAACACAACGACAGCCGCTATGGGGTCGCGTCCACAGTTGATCTTCCACTCTGGCTACTTCAGCTTCACAGCCAGCACGCCCCTTCAGGTCATTGGCCAGCGCCGGCCCACCAGTGTCTACGCCAATACCGACACGCTCGATTCCCAAATGGAGAGTTTCATCGTAGAACGGGCCACGGCCTACGCCGCCCGCTTCCTTTACGCGCAGGGAGGAGCTCCCCATTTGGACAACGTTTACCGCGAGTCGATGGCTACAAGCGAACAATTTCTACGATTGCACCCGAGCGAATTCCGTGTAAAGCCAAGTAGTACAAGGGTTCCCGGGCGATGAGAAGCCGCTTGGCTTACTTGGCTGGAATTCTGGATGGGGAGGGGGCAATTATGCTCATAGATTCATCTCCACCCTACTCCTGCTTTCGCCCAAGTATCGAAGTCTCGATGAAGCATCCTGTAGTTCCTAACTGGCTCCAACACACTTTTGGGGGAACTTTACGGCATAAGCGCCAGACAAAAGGATTCCCTATTATCTGGAACTGGACTCTTGGCGGGCAGCAAGCCATCAATCTCCTTGCAATGGTGCGACCTTTTCTAATGGAGAAGGTTCAGCAGGCTTGGCTAGTGCTGGAGTACTGGGCAAACTACCAGAGACACTACGGACGCCTAATCCCCAAAGAGGAGACTGCCCTCCGTGTCGGATTCAAATTAGCTCTTCAGGCTGCTAACCAGAAAGGCCATAAATACGACCTGGTGGCTGGAGAAAGAAGATGACTACTTTAGACAAGGGAGGAGGTGATGAAGTGTGTCGCCGCATAACTCCGACGCTGTAGTTGACAATGCAGAATACCAAGATAACGAAATTCTCCTGAACGGAGTGGCTTTCGTCGTCAATGGCCCTATCCGAGGAGGCATGGTCTCAGAATTTGCGACTGGCCTTAAAATAGGCCGCGCAACTTATGATGAAAGAGAACATGCGTTCTGGATAGTATTCGAGGACTTTTCCGGGGGATTCGGCTTCCGTCACTCCGACGTGAGGGAGGCGGGTGGCACACATTGGTGACAACGCCGGTGGTGTCGACCTACGGCGCCCGCGCCACATCACTCTGCCCCCACGCCGAGACACCATTGACCCCAATGCCGACCCGGGTAGCGGGACACTCTTCTTCCACCACGAGTCGGCCTACCACACCGACCTTGGGCCAGACTCGGCCGGGAACCTGTACCTCGGCGTGCTGGACGCTATTTTTACGCTGGACTCAGAACGGGCGACCCTGACGCGCCGCTACCAGCAGGCCGGTATCCGGTTTGGTCGTATTGTGGAGAGTCGTGAGTCGGATGGAACCCGCTTCCTACTCGCCACAGGTACTTCCGGTAGTGGGTCGGCGGAGTATGCTCGCTCGGAGGATGGTTCGTCTTGGACGAAATCCTCCGACATAGCAGCTACCCCCCCGGCCAACGCTTCAATGCAGCTCTCAGATGCTATCGTCTGGGATGGGCTGGTTATTGCTCATGGTGAAGGTGACCAGATTATTGGCTCGGTCGATGGTAAAGCGTGGCTCGTTGACTCGGCCGGAGCACTCGACCCCCACTGGCGCACGGGTGATCAGGCCGTCGCCTTCTTGGGTACGGCAATGGCTCCCTGGGGCGCCAGCGCTATCTACTTCCTCAGCCTGAACAGGCTCTGGGTACTCGATTGGTACGTCTATAACGCCATCGAAATCAGGGATGTAGGTGACCGGAACCGGCTCCTCCTTGGGACGGTCTGGAACGGCTCCGTCATCGTTTCCGATGGTTGGAACGTGTGGGAGTACAACCCCGGCAATGCCCAGACGGTGCGGCGCATCGGGATGTTCGGCAAGGATGGGCCGCCCACGAGTTGGATTGAGGACACGGGGCACGCCGGGGCATCCAATGACTACCAAATCTCCCATTTCATTCCGGGCACGGGCGACCTGTTCGCCATCTGTCGGAGCCTCACATCGCCTAGGAGCTGGCGACTGGCGGTTTACAATGGGGTTGGGTGGAGCTGGTTCGGCCCCGAGGTGGCTTCGTCGCAGCCTTACGCGGGGACGCTCGACTTGTTTCCAATAAGCCTCTCCCTGAATGCGGCGACGCGGGCGGTTGATATTGCCGCCCTCGACGACCAGAGCGGCACGGACTTTACTCTCCACACCTTCCATCTACCCACCACTGGCGACATCCCCTTCCAGGGTGCGGGGCAACGCTTTGAGGACGGCCCCCTCACCTTTGAAACGGGTTGGTTCGATGGAGGGTTCTCCGAGCTGGAGGGCGCCCTCCTACGGATGTCCATCAATGGCTATCACATCACCAGTACTGAAACCGTGAAGGTCGAGTACCGCCTGAACAATGACGAGGATGCTAGCTACAAAACCCTGGGTACCTACACGGCGAATAAACAGGAAATCAGGTTCGCAACCGACCACAGGGGGGTCGCTTTCAAGTCGGTTCAATTCCGCATCACACTCGACCGGGGTATCGGCGTCAAGTTCTCGGACTCCCAGCAAAACCTTGCAGAAGCCCTGGACGATTCAGAGACGGGCATTGATGTAGACGATAGCGTCGTCTTCCGGGTGGGGGACGTTATCCGCGTCGACACCGAGCAGATGCTGGTCACCTCCATCACTGTGTCGACGAACACGTTGAACGTGACGCGGGCCTATAACAGCACCACGGCCGCTACTCACGACTCGGGTAAAGATGTGTACCGTGAGGATGGCGTAACACCAGAGCTCCAGGCGCTAGTCCTCCTCTTCGACAAGAAACCGAGGATTCGTACCGCTTGGACAATCCGCCTCGACGTGAGCCGGACAACGGAGCGCCACCTTCTACTTGGTAACGAGACGATGACGACAGAGCGAATCTGGCAGTTCCTGAAGTCGCTGGTCAACACCCCCCGGCTCATCAAGCTAGTGATTCCGTCTATGGAGAGTGGGGGGATCAATGTGCGAATCACCGACATGCCGGCGACTGTTTCAGAATTTCGTGAAGCAGTGGGGGGTCGCGGATTTGTGGAGCTGCAAGTTATCGAGCCGGTGGCGGATTAGGGTGCGGGTATGGCTAGAAGACCATCGGAACTATCAGTCCGCCCCACCCTTGTGGCCCCCCGTCGACCCCGTGTGCCTGGTCAGAGAGAGGAGCCACGCCCTCCAGCCGGCCCGGAAATCCCAATCCCCCCGGAGCAGGACGAGGCGCTGTTGGCCCGCTATGAGGCTTGGAAGTCTCAGTGGAATGGCAGCCTCGTAGAATTCATTGTCTGGGAGTACTTAACAATACAAAAGAAGCAGACACACGGAACAGACTTTATCTTTCAGGCCCCATTTCTGGGGGGCCGAACGCTATATGGTGGGTTCATAGCCGACTTTGCGTTCCCGCTACGAAACGAAATCTGGATGGTGCAGGGCATCCGCTGGCACCTCCAACAGCCGGCGGATAGGGCCAAGACCTTCATGGCCGAAGCCCAACTTTCCGCAATGGGTTGGAAGGTTCTGGAGCTCTGGGAGGACGACATCCTTGAGCGCCCCCTGTTTGTGTTGGACTTGGCGTGGGAGCAGAGTGCGGACGTGCCGGAGCGTAAGTCCTAATGGGTAAGAAGGGAAAGGTACCGCTTTAAAACGCCCGTATCGCGCCCTGAGGGGCAACACGGGACATTGTGGAGAGTAGGGAGAGTCAGTTATCGCAGCCTATAGAGTCGCGGTAGTCAGTGAGGACAAACGCCCGATTGCCGGCGTGGATGTCGAGGCCGTCTCCCTCGATAGCTGGCCAGATGTGTCCGCAACGGCCACAACGGGTAGGAACGGCGCCGTCCAGTTCACGGGGCTGACAGGGCCGCACTGGTTCCGGCCCCGCGTCCGTCGTACCTCCACTACGGTGGGGGGCCGTGTCTACACTGGTGTGGTGGAAGTACAGGTTGTCCACTCGGGTGGTGAAGGTGTCAACGTTGACTACGTGGTTGACCCCGACGGGATGGGGACTCACCTCACGCTCCCCGGGGCGTCTGGAGCTTTCCAGGCAGCACTTGCGGCCACAGGCCCTAAGGTCATCTGGATGTGCTACAACGCCAGCGAGACCTTCTCCGCCGAAGAGGATATTGGCGGGATTGCTGGGATCATCACTATCTGGGGGCCAAGTACAACACAAGAACTGGGGAGCAGCACAGTTGCAGCTAAGGCCCGCGTTGTGCTCACCGCCGCCAGCAACTCGAACCTCTTCAAACAAGACTCTGGCCAGGTAGGTACGGATCAAGGGCTCATCTTCAAGAACATCGGATTTAGTCTTCAGGCGAACTACGCCATTTTGTTCGTGAACGCCGCCAACGAAGTCCGCCACCTAGAGTTTGATGGGTGCTTATTTGACGACGGCTACCTCCTTCAGAACCCCTCAGGCTCCCAAGAATCGCTGAGTAACGTGCGCCTGCGCTTACGCAATTGCGGGGGAACGCTTAATGCCCTCTGGGACAATAACTTTGCCAATCTGAATACCGGCCCTGACTTGTTTGAATCCGATGGTTCAATAATTACCCTTACTAATTGGTTCGACAACTCTGGGACAGGCGCTTCTCCTGACCTGTGGTACACAAAAAACGACCATTGGACTGTCTCCAACGGTATGATCATTCGCGGTTCCCCCTTCTTCATGGAGGGCACTTGGATTGGGTATAGCGGTAGCGGTGCTTTGTTCTCTACGCCGGGCACCAGCGGCCCGGGCGGCATGTCCCAGCAGGATTACGTCTTCATGGACATCATCATCACCTTCTCACATGAGGATGGCGTCTTCGGGGACTTCCAAAGTTACCATATCAACAATCTCGAAGGGCTCTTCATTGACGGAGTTTATGGGTTCCCTAGCGGGGTTACTCCCACAGGTACCTTTTTGACTATCGACTCGACGGACTTCCTCAGTGTCTACGTAGGGGATTTCTACGGTAGAGATTTCCCAACGCAGTATAGTGGGCCGGCACACTCGATTCCCGGCGACCTTGATATTGCTGGCGACCTCTGCGTCTCAGGAGACGCAGGAGTTGTGGGCTACCTTCGTGTGGGATCGTGTTCCGCCCCGGGCAACACCACCGCCGGCGATTTGACCGCCGTAAGGTTGTTCATCAATAATGACTCCAACTATGCTTTCACCATCGTATCCTCCAACCCCCGTATTACAGTCGACGCGAACGATTACGTGGAGTACAACAGGGCCAGTAACTACTTCACATGGGTCATCGGTTCGACTGAGTACCTA